TAAGTTGTGGTAGTTATTTGATAGACTTTGTTTTATATGAAAATATAGCTATAGAAATAGATGAGAATGGACATTCTTCATACTCTGGTGAAAAAGAAATGATTAGAGAGGAATATATAAGGAGTAATGGGTATAAATTAGTTAGATTTAATCCTCATAGACAAAAACCATATGAATTGATAGACATGATTCTTAAATCAAAATGATGGTAGGTAGTTTCAGTACCCACCATAAATATACATAATTATTATATACCAATGACTTGAGATGGGTTGGAAAGTTTCGCTATCTAACCTTTAATAGAAAATGCTTATAAATCAATATTTTTAAATAGGGTTAATCAAATTATTATCTAACCTTTAGACTGATGAACAATATGAGAAGATTAGAGACCATTGGAGAAAATATCATATTGTTTTAGATTTAGATATTTAATAATACATAAATAAAATAATTTAAAATATAGGAGGAATACAATATGAAAAAATCTAAAATTGAAGAAATTAAATTATTATTAAAAGTTAATGAGGATTACTTTATTGATATGCAGATTGATTATTTAGAACATACATTTAATGTAAATATAAGTGATGAGAATCATGAAATTGTTGACACTTATACAATTGGTTTTACTGAATTATATAATAAGTTATTTGAAGATGATGTTGAATTTAACTGGGATTAGTATAAATGATTTAAATAATATTAATATTGTGGGGTTGCTATTTATTAGTGACTCCTTTAATAATTAAAAATTAAAGGAGATTAAGGCATATGATGATTACTAAAGAAAGAGAATTCGTTTATATTTACAATCCTCAACAATCACAATTCTATTTTTCTAAAGGAATCCTACCCATTAAAGTTGGAACTGGTAGTAAGGGTGATCCTTACACAATGTTTAAAAACAATGAAGATACAAAACAAGCGTTCACCGAATGGTGTACTCGTCGTAAGAAATAAAAATTCTTACATGATATGAAGAGATATGAAAGGAATAGTGAATTTATGTGGAAGAGGTATCAGCAAAAAAGAAAGTCTATATTAAAAATGGTATTGAAATAGCACAAAAGATAGGTAAATTATATGTGACTTATAGAAAGAAATTCATTGAACAATACCATAATACAGAAAAAGATATTATTACATATAGAGAAAATAAATTTCCATTGAATGACTCTATGATATTGAAGCATCTTACACAACAAAAGACCATTGGAGTATTTTCAGGAAATATAATAACTTCATTTATGTGTTTTGATGTGGATATAAAAGATGAAGCAATGTGTAAATGGGCAGTAGATAAAATAGTTGATGCGTTACAAAATATAGGTATAGCAGGAAAGTATATTCATATTAGTCTAAGTGGGTCAAAAGGTTATCATATAGAGATATTCTTTGATGAACCAGTTTATAATAGTGATATACATAAAATATATCTAATGATTCTTAATGCTACGGATTTACTTAATATTGATTATGGAGAAGTAGAATTAAGACCATGTCTAACTAAAACAGGAAAGACACTAGGCGTAAAATTACCTTTAGGAGTAAATCTTAAAACTAATAACATTTGTTGGTTTTGTGATTATGACAAAGGATTAAAACCAATTAAGGATTATAATTATGTTTTATCAATTGAAACAATGCCAAAAGAAATATTGCTAGATATATTAGAAAAAGAAGAAGATATTTTAGTTACTCCTGAACAACAATACAAAATAGAAGCAATCACAGAAAAACATAAACCATTGCCTGAATATAAAAATAATGTTGATGAGAAATATACAGTTGAGCAAGTTGAAAATGTAATTACTAATGGATTACAAATAGCAGGATCAAGACATAATGCTTTGTTTAATATTATCAAGTATTATAAACATTTAGGTGTATCTGAGGAAGATAATAAGGAATGGGTTACAGAATGGATGAATCAGCAAGATAAAACAACTTATTCTACTAAATGGGATGCAGTGTTACTAGATATTGCAGAAATTATTGATTATGTTTATACAAATAATTGTAGTTTTGTGATTAAGAATTTAAACATTGATGTTAGTATGGAAGAAATAATGGAAATTATTAAAATCAAAGGCAAGAATAATCAATTAGTATTATATTCTTTGCTTGTCCATAGTAAAAGATATTCTGTGAAAAGTGGTCAATTTTATATGTCATACAATCAGATGACACAAGTGACTGGAATAAAGTCTAGGACTACTTTAGTAAAAGTGATTAAACAATTAGAAGAATTAGAGTTAATTACAGTGACTAGAGGAGAAGTTCCGAAATATAATAATAAATTAAGTAAACCAATTTCTGAGACAAATAAATATATAATAAAGCTATTGTGTCCAATTTTGGAAATTGAGAATAATAAGTTATTTAAAGTATGCGACAAGAATTGTGTAAATTGTTTTAATGCTTGTCTTTGTAATATGTATTCTAATAAAGAATTAAAAGTTATGTTAACTGATTGGGATTATAGAGAGGTAACAAAGTATAGAGAATACTGTACTAATATTATGGTAATGGTTTAATACTTCTATCTCTTATACTTATACTTATAATAATAATAATAGTGAAGGATTAAGACCTAAGAGACCAAGGGAACGAAGAACGCAACGTGGGTTCTATATAATAAACCTATTGTGTTCAAATTCCAACGCGTTTTCGGAAAATGGGTTGTAGTAAGGGATAGGAGAGAAACCTTAAAACAAACCAATAAATAAACACCACACTTGACACAACTATAAAAATAATGTTACAATACAAATGTAAATGATTTATTATTATTTTCCATTTCATTTACACTCTCTTTCTTTCATCCTTGTGAGGGAGTTCTAATATTGGATTAGGATTCCCTCTATTTTTTACCTTTATTAGTTTCTAAATATTATTATGAATCATAATTCAAATCATGTTTCATAAAAAAAATATTGTGATTTTAATTTAATCATAGCTAATGGAACTATTATGCAAGGACTAGATGTTCATTTTGCAATAGAAGATTGGATTAAGAAGGAAAATTTATCTCAATATGCAATTGAACAAATGGATAATCGTATGGAGCAAGAATGTGAAGAAGAAATGAAAAGAGAAAGTAGGGAACATTTAAAAGTTGTTAAATAAAGGGAATAGTGATTCATTCCCTTTTCCCTTTTTCTTCTGTATAAATTGTAAAATAAATATTTGACATTGGAATAGTCCGTATGGTATAGTTAAGACAAGGAAAGCGAGGTGAGAGAGAAGTGAAACAATTAATTAAATATCAATGTGAAATATGTAAAAAGGTATATGACACCTTAAAAGAAGCTATAAAATGTGAATCACGAGGCAAAGGATTACCTTTGGTTGAATTAGGAAAGACAATTTTATATAAAGATGATTGGAATGGTGGATTTGGCACTTGTTTTGATAAATTAGAAGTTGTCGAAATTAATGATAGAGGTCATTATCTTTATTATCAACTTGGAGATTGGAAAACTAAACATTCACAAGAGTATGTAACTGGGAACGATGAATTTAAAGAATTGTGTACTATTGTGGAAGATCAAAGTCTTTTAGTAAATAAAGGTAGTTTAAATGGTGGATGGGAATATAAAATTGATATCTAGACACTGTAAAAATTATAAAATTCACGAGTGTATAAAATAAATAAATATTAATCTATTATCCAATTAATAAGTTATTAACTCCTTACCCACCAAGGATTAATATAAATAGGGTTGTGACCTACACAAAATTAGAAAGGGGCAAAATTATGTCTAAAAATATTAATACTATAATTAAAGCTCAATTAGATGGAAAAAGTAATACTATTCTTCGTGACAAACTAAAAACTTATAATCTAGATATTGAAATGAATTATGCTGTTGCGGTGATAAAATTGCTAATTACAAATTCAGAAACTAAAAATAGTAATGAATTAAGTATTAATATCGTGCCTAAAGTTCATTATGTTACTCCTTTTGTTACAAAAAAGTTAGCAGAGGAATATATTGCAGAATTATCTAAAGTAGATAAAATGACAATGTTTCTTCATGTTGATAAAGGTAATATTATTGTGAAAAATGATGAAGTTGAAGAGTTCATAGATTCTGTAGAAAGAAGTTCTTCGGCAAGAGAGTATAATAATACAGAATATGGTGAAATGTCTTATATTAGTTCTCTCAATATAGTTGCTTATGGTTGGTTAAATACTTATTCAGAAAAAGAAAAAGAAGAATGTGCTTTTAAATTAGGTGGAATGAAAAATTATCAAGAGATTAGGGATATATTTGACAATTGGGAATTTAAGTAGAATTTATTAATTAATAACTAATGAGTAATATCTACTGAGGTGGGCAGTAGAATAAATAAAATTTAATGTAAAATTAAAAATTAGAAAGAGGTAATAAAAATGAATTCAAATATAACCAATGCGAAAGTTCAAATTATTAATGTTGATGGAAAAGAATATATCCAATTAGAAGGCGATACAATGTTTGATGAAATGAGTGGTAAAATATTTGTTGCAAGAATAAGCTTAGAGAATATTACATATTCTGTTGGTATGGGTGAGGACGGCAATAGAACTGGAGAAATTGTGTTTAAACTTTTACCTGATGAAAGTCATCAAATGGTAAGTTATAGTTTTGGTAGGTAGGATAGTTAGAATTTTCGTTCAAATTAGAAATAAATAATGAAAGAGGTAATAAAAATGGAATATACAAAATCAATTAAGTATGAGATCAATGGGGTTTATGGTAATGTTACATATGCAGACATTAATTTAAATGGAGAATATTATCCTTCTAGACATAATTCAGAAGAAAGAGATATTAATACTCATAAAACTATTTCGTTAACAGATGAAACCAATGGATTACCAAATGGAATTAGTATGGATGATTATTTCAAAATGGCATTGTTACAGAAACTTGATAATATTGAAAAGAAACTTAATACTCCGCAGAATATTACTGTAAATGTTGCATTAGATAATATTTCAAATGAAGTTCTTGCTAAATTGGCATCGCTTGTTTATGGAGAGAATGTTAAAATAAATTAAATTGTTAATCCCATAGCAGAGGGGCTGATACTCTGCTTAATTATTAAGAGATGCACAAGTTATACACACACAAGTAAATTAAAATTTAAGGAGAGATAAAATGGAAAAGTTTGATCTTGTAAAACATTGGGAAAAATTTATGAATAATAAACTGGTAGTTAATTGTAGGACTCAGGAATTAGCCGATGAATTCTTTATATTTTGTGATAGTAAAAATCTAAAGTGGAGAGCTGATAATGAAAGTTTATTGGTACAAGGGAATTTATTTTACAGGTTAAATGAAGAAACTTGCTACACTTATGATAACGGAACGGATAAATGCAAAGGTATACATTATTCTGACATAGATTGGTTTAAAAACAAAAATATAGACATTGTAGAATTTCAAGGTCTTTAGAAATCGCCAAATAAAACCCATAGTAGAGGACTCTGTTGATTAATTGCAAAATACAAAGTGATATGAATTGTTAAATTAAGAAATAAATATAATGTGGAGAACTTGCAAGTTTACATAGCGTAGCTACGCCTCCCTGATCAGGAGGAGAGAAAGAGAATGGGCATCAATAATATTAAAATAACATTAGATCATGCTAGGCAGGAATTTATCGATAGAGGATATATTCCATTATTCAACCATTATAACAACGCAAAAGAAAAACTACTAGCAAAAACGATAGAAGGATATAAAGTTTTGATAAGTTTAGATAAATTAAAACAAGGAAGAACCCCGCCTATATTTGCGAAATATAATCCATATACAATTGAAAATATTAAATTATATCTAGTTGTAAACAATATAGACTTAAAATTTCTATCTGGAGAATACATAAATAATTCGAGTAAATTTAATTTTATTACTTCACAAGGATTTAAAATTTCATCTACTTACAAAGAGTTACATAATCAACATGCTATAGTTGGAATGTATAATCCGCACAGTATAGATAATATTGAATTGTGGTTAAAAACACATAATATTTATCTTAAAGTAATTGAAAAAGAATATAATTATCTAAATGAAAAAATAGAGCTAATTGATGATGATGGATATAGAGTGAATATATGGTGGAGGTCTTTGCAAATTGGAGACATTCCTGAATTATTTAGCACGTATAATCCATATACCATAGAGAATATAAAATTATGGTTAACAAATTCCAATTTAGGATACACATTGATAAGTAAAAAATATGAAAATACTCACAGTAAATTAATATTGAAATGCCAAAAACATGGTTATTTTAAAATTAGTTGGTCAGAATTATATACTCAAAAGCACAGATGTCCATTATGTTCACTAGAAAATAGAAGTGGAAATAATCATTATAATTGGAAAGGTGGCCTATCCTCTGATAATGAGATGTTTAGAAAATCTTTGGAATATAAAAATTGGAGAACAGAAGTATTCAAAAGGGATAATTATACTTGTCAATGTTGTGGAAATAAAAAAAGGAAACTAAATGCTCATCATATAAAAAACTTTAGCTCTAATGAAGAATCAAGGCTAGATTTAGATAATGGAATTACATTATGTGATTCGTGTCATAATCCTAGTCAACGTGGTTCATTTCACAATATGTATGGAACTTATAACAATTCAAAAGAGCAATTAACTGAATACATGAAATCAACTCGTGTATTACTACCAATCGTTATCCGATTATACATAAACAAAAATAAGGAGCGAATAAAGTGACAGAGAATGAATTTAGTGTTGAATACATATTGCTAAATAATTTGAATGCTTACGGGTTTATATATATTACAACGAATATAATAAATGGAAATAAATATATTGGGCAAAAGATTTTTAATAGAAATTGGAAAAGTTACTTAGGTAGTGGTAAATATCTTAAAAATGCTATTAGAAAATACGGAAAAGAGAATTTCACCAGAAAAATATTAGAAATAGCATATTCCAAAGAAGAATTAAACATATTAGAGATTAAATATATTAAAAATTACAGAGCTGTCGAAAATGAAGATTATTATAATATAAGTGTCGGTGGTGATGATACATTTCTTTTTAAAGGCCATTTTCATTCAAAAGAATCAAAGCTAAAAATAAGTGAATCATTGAGAGGTCATTATGTATCGGAAGGCACAAGATATAAGTTACAAACAGCCTTAAAAGGTAAAAACAATCCTATGTATGGTAAAAATTTTTCAGAGAAAACAAGATTAAAAATGAGTAAAACTAGAAAAAAACTCAATAGTACACAAACTAAAGAAATTAGAAATAAATATGCTACAGGCAGTTATTATCAAAAAGATTTAGCAGAAGAATACTTGGTGTGTTTAAGAACTATTTCTGATATTATTAATTTTAAAGGTGTATATGATGAACAGATAATTTTAAAACAAAATAGACCACACGGCAATATTACTGGTCGTCCTCCGATATCAATAATACAACTGTCTCAAAATGAAACAATTATAAAAATATGGAATTCAATGACAGAGATAATGAAGTCTTTAAATATTCACAAATCTCGCATTTCTGAATGCTGTAACCACAAACGAGAAACGACTGGTGGCTTTAAATGGCAATACTACTCAGAATACATAAATAATTATTATTCACTTAAATAAATAAGCTCAGAAAGGATTTAATTAACAATGTACTCTACATATGATGCGTTCCATAAAATATTCATAGATGGATTGGATAAAATTGATGAACTTTTACTCCAAATGAGATTAGAAGCAGATAAGTGGGAAAAGGAAGGTGATAAATTGACAGTAGAAAGGAATGAAAGTTATTATACTGGCATGATATTTGGAGGAATAAACGCATATTGCTATATGGTAAGTAGGGGTTGTAAACCTGTGGCTGAAACAGCTTTGCAAAATAGACATTTAAAAGAGGTTAGAGAGATTGTTGAAAAAGCTTCATTATATTTTTACTCTGAATTTCTTTATGAAGGATGGTCAACTATTTATATTTATAAACATAGCCATATGCTTGAAATTATTAAAAATACATTACATGAACCAAAAACAATTTACGAACATTAGATACTAGGTAAAATGTTTGGTTATTCGGACGAAGAAATAGGAAAGTTTATTGAGTCACAAGAAATATAACTTTATGAATTCTATTAATTTAAGGAGGTGATACAAAATGGAAACTATAACTATTAAACTATCTACTGAAGAAGTTATTGAAATGTTAGGAGGAATGGAAAAAGCTAAGGAATTTTTAGAGAAGGTTAAAGAAGAAACGTGTGGTAGTAAAATAATTTAGTATTGTTGGAGTGAAAGGATGAAATAATTAATGAAATTTTTTATAATCGTATTTGTAGTGATTATTTTGTTTAAGATTTTCTTAAAGGATAAATTAGTATCGCGTTGGAAGAAAAATGATTATAGTAGGTGATATATAAATTATTAAATTAAGGAGGTGATAAAATGAAAAAGATTGGAAAAGTAGGTTTTGATTTTGAGTTTCTTAAAAAGCATTATAATTTTCCTTCTGATGCTTTATTGAAGAATATTAGTGTTGACAACGAATTAGGAACAATAGACATAACTTTTTATACCAATGAAGATGGTGCTTCTAAAATAGAAGATGTAGCAACTATTAGAAGAGAACTACTATATGAAAAATAAATTTATGTTTTTTATTGAAAGGATGTGATGCAAAAATGAAAGAAATTAAAATTAAAACTATGACCATAGAAGAAATAGAAGAAGCAAAAAAGATTGGTTATGTTGCAGTGTTAAAAGGATACAAAATGGAAGAATTCTACAGCAAATTAAAATCAGTATGGTCTACATTTTCAGATGAAGCAAGAGATAATTGGACAATGATGCTTGGTGGTTTGGAGGGTAAAAGTGAAGTTATGGCTTTGATGAGTAAGGAAGATTAAGGGTAATAGATTATTAAATAACAAAATGGGTAGTGACCGACCACTATAATAAAGGAGGAAATTATAATGGAAATTAAAGATTTTGAGAGATATTTAGAATTGGTAAAAATTAAAGAAGAATATGGAAATGCTTATTCGGAGTCAAAAAACGAGGATGACTTTCAACTGTATTTAAAAGTTGGAAGTGAATTAAGTAAATTAAAAGATAATATATTAAAGTTTATTTTTGAAAATCAAAGTAATATGGAAACTACAGTAGATAAATTAAAACTTACTCTTAATAAGATTGGATTGAGTGAGTACGGTTATGGATCTTATAATGATTTAAATAAAACATTTAATGAAATTAAAATAGTTAAAGAAATATTGAATTTACTTGAGATGTATGATTGGAAATTAATGTATTCTAATTATGGTACTATAGATAATGAAGGAAATTGGATTAGACAAGTTGCCGTTTGGGAACAAAATGGCGAAGGGTTAATTAGAAAACATAAGATTTGGAATGTCGTAGACGCATTAGATGTTGGGAATAGTGTTGGAGAATCTTTGAAAAGTGTTTCTGAAAATATTAATAAATAAAATTTGAAAGAAGGAAATAAAATAATGAGCGAGACAGAGAGCAAGCAACAACAAACGCAAACTGAATATATAGAGGAAAAATTTGCATTTTGGAATGAAAAATATAATATTCCTTATAATTCAGTATTTATAATTAGATCATTATTTGAGTTGGAATATCAATTTATGATGACTCCACTAGAACATGTAAAAACAAAAAGAGATATCTTAGATATGATTCATAAAATTAACCAAAGTATAAGATTGAATCCAAAAATTGAATGTGCTGAACCAATGTATATTGATTGTATATGGACTGAAGGCAGGGATAGCAACAAAGTATTAATATATGTTGACAGAAAATTAGTTGTTTTAGATCCTAGAAGATATCAGCAACCAGTAAATATAAAAAGTTATGCCAATATGATTCATGATATGGCTTTTAAAAAGGGATATGAGATATATGTAAATACTCAAGGATTTGGAATGGGATTGTATGATTGTTTAATGGAATTTGGAGATTTGAAGGTTTGTGAATTGGTGGTTAGTAGAAAAGGTTAAATAGTTGTAATAGCAAATAAAGAACTCCTAACTACTTTTATAGTGGTTAGGAGTTTTAATATAATTAGTCCCAATTAACCTGTCCTTCGGAATCCCTACTGCGTTTTATAAAAAGCATAAGATATCCACATTTATTACATACATGAGCGATAGTTGGCATTGTAACAGAAAGTTCATTTGCTCTAAATGTAAAACCTATATCCATGCCTAATGGTTGTACTTTATCACTGTTACACATTGGACATTTTATGGTTATGGGTTGATTGTTAATGATTTGTGTATTAGTTTTCATATTGTTTTTCATTCTCCTTTAATTTTAATAACTCGCCATTTATAACTTCTGTGTTAAATTTTAAAAATAATTTCTTATATAATTTATCATGTTTTATCTTAAATATAGAAGGAGCAATTTCTAATTTAATCATAATTTGTTTGAATTCAAATAAATCAAGTTTCTTTTTGCCTGATTCTATCTTTTGCAATTCAACTGTTTTGAGATTAATAATATTAGCAAAATTTAAAACAGATAACTTTTTAAACAGTCTTAACATTCTAAAATTAAATCCGAAATAATTACCTGTATTTTTGAGTTCATTAATTTCTAATTGGAGATAAAAATCTTTAACACTAATTTGTTTTTCTTTTTCAGTTAGTGTAGTTTCTTGAGGAGTTTTAGTTTTAGGTTTCGGTTTAGTTTTCTTTATGATGGTTTGTCTGTTTTGTAGTTTCTTTTGCTTTGCTTTATCGCTTGAATTTTTAGCATTTCTTTTCCTACTTTCTATTTTACATGTAGGACAGTATTTGCCAAATACATCGACTAAAGCACCACATCCTCCTTTACATAGTTTAGGTGCTTTAGATTTACGGTCTAATTTATCATTATAAGGAATTTGAGTTATGCGAGCTTTTTCATAACATTTATGGCATTTAAAATATTCCGTATTGGATAGAGGTTTAAGACATAAAAAACAGATATTTTGTTCTTTACAGTATTCTTTTTTGAATTGATAATTTTGAGTTATAATTTTTCTGCATTTCTCACAGTGCTTTTTTGTTTCTTCTGGATGTAAAGGAGAATTGCATTTTAGACAGAGACGAAGTTTCTTTTTTCTTTCATAGATTGTTTCTGGAATTGTGTCTGTGCGTTTCATTTATGATTGTCCTCCGTTGTGAGAATTGGTTTGGGTGTTAGGAATTATATGATTATTATAGCATAATTAGATGTTTTGTTCAAATTAGAGGGCAATAAAAAGAAAGGAAGAATTTGGCTGTACAGCACCAAAAATCTTCCTTTGAAGTATAAACGATAGATAGAATGATAGAAGTATTGATAGAAATTGAAGTTGAGTTAGATGATAGAAGTTGATTTTATTATAGCATGGAGTGGGGGTTTTGGGAAGGGAGAGAGAAATTACTCTCTTTTTTGGGTTGTGGAGGGTTGTTTATAAAATAATAATTTTGGTTGAATTGTTGGATTTGCAAGTTTGGCAATTTGTAATTAAGAAGACGCTTGAACTTTCCTTAGAGTTTGAGTGTCTTCTTCCCATTTTTTAGCTTATTAAGGAAGGCGGTATAAGAATTATGTTAATTAGTAAAGAAGTTGAGGTAGAATTATCAGGTACTAATATAGAATACTTTGAGAATAAGGGGTATTTTATACCAAGACGAGTAGACAAACAAGGGAGAACAAATGTTAAAAGAGGGACAAAAATAATTGTAAAGGTTGAAGACTTAAAAGATAATTCAGATGTGTTAGTTAGTGTTCAATGTGATGATAACGGAGAAATATTAGAAAATGTAGAATGGAAAGTTTATAAATACCATGTAAAAGAAGATGGAAAATATTATTACAAACCTCATAATAATTCATCTAGAAAAATAAGTAAAAAATATTTAGGAAGAGGTTTGTCGTTTTATGATTGGTGTTATAAATACCTACCAAAATATATGGCAGATTATATACTATCTCGTTGGGACTATGAGAAAAATATAGATAAAGAAGGAAATATAATAAGTCCTAAAAATGTTGGACATGGTTCAGATGGTTTTGATAAAAAGAAAAGAGGTTATTGGTTTAAATGCCTCGATCATCCAGAGCATGGGTCAGAATTGAAAAGCATTTGTCGTTTTACTAATAATTTTAAGGGTTTTATGGGTAGTATTGAATGTATTCAGTGTAACGTTGTTGCATTAACTCATCCCCATTTGGTGAAGTATTTTGCTATTAAAGAAGATGCTTATAAGTATTCTTTTGGTTCAAGTGAAATTGTTCTTATGAAATGTCCTGATTGTGGTTGTGAAAGAGAAATTAGAGTTAGCGATTTATCAAACAAGGGATTTTCGTGCAGAATTTGTTCAGATAAAATTCCTTATACTGAAAAGTTTTTTGCTAATTTCTTAAAACAAATATTACAAGAAAATTATATAATGCAATTATCAACAAAGACTTTCAAATGGTGCGATAGGTATCAATATGACTTTTACATAGATAAAATGAACGGAATCATATGTGAAATTATGGGTAATCAGCATTATGAAGAAAATCATGGTAATTGGAAAATGTCATTAGATGAAATACAAATTAACGATTTTGACAAGGAATGGTTAGCTAGAATAAATAAAGTTAAAAACTACATAATCATTGACTGTAGAAAGTCGGAAATGAAATGGATTAAGAGAAGTATCATGCAGTCAAGATTACCAAAACTTTTAAATTTTAAAGAATCAGATATTGATTGGTTAGAGTGTCATGAGGCAGGATGTAAAAATATGATCAAGGAAGTTTGTGACTTGTATAATGACACTCGTAACGTATTAAAAATTTCTGAATTATTTAAAATAGGAACTCAAACCGTTGGTAAATATCTCAAGCAAGGAGCAGAATTAGGTTGGTGTGACTATAATTCAAAAACAAGAGTCGTGTGCGTGACAACGGGAGAAGTTTTTGAATCACAAACAGAAGCAGGTAAGAAATATAATACCACTGGGATCTCAAAATGTTGCAGTGATAATGATATTAGAAGAACAGCAGGTAAATTATTGGACGGTACAAAATTAATTTGGATGTTCTACGAAGAGTATATTATGAAAACAAAAGATGAAATTGAAAATATATTAAAAGAAGAATTGGAAGAACCGCATGGAATGGTAATCAAAGTTATTTGTTTAACAAATGGAGAAATATTTAGCACAATGACTTCTGCTGCTGAAGAATATAATATATCATACAATAGTATATCTTCATGTTGTAGAAAATCAAGTTTTTCAGCAGGAACTGACTTGATTACAGGTAAACCTTTAGTCTGGATGTATTACGATGAGTATGTTTTAAAAACCAAAGATGAGATCCAAAGTATATTGAATAATAAAAGAATTAAAACAAGATTTAAAGGAGAAATAATTTGTTTAACAACAAGAGAAACATTCAATGATGTCTATGAAGCCGGAATTAAATATAATATACGAGCAGATGCCATATCATTTTGCTGTGATAAAGATAAAACTAATAAGTCAGCAGGGAAACTTTCAGATGGAACAAAAATGGTTTGGATGTATTATAAGGATTATATATTAAAAACCAAAGATGAAATAGAAGAGATTTTACTGCCTAGTAATTTTGTTAAGGTAATATGTTTAACGACTGGAGAAATATTTAATTCTTTAGCAGAAGCACAAAGAAAATATAAGAATGCATCTCATATAGGGCATTGTTGTAAAGGTAAAGCAAAATCATCAGGAAGTTTGTTAGACGGAGTAAGACTCACATGGATGTATTATGATGAATATTTAGAAAGTAATAAATAATAGTATAGAGGATATCTGCTTTAATTGTAGATATCCTCTATTTTTACCGTTTTACTTAACTTCTTCCCTTCCAATTTCTTCTAAACTTTTACCTTCTAAAATGTATTCATTAAATACCTTATTAACCCAAGTTACTGAAGAAGAAGTCGAAATCATTTTGTTTCCCTCTCGCATTATTTTTCTGAAAATAGGATTTTCTTTATCTAGGAAATTTCCTATAAATCCTCTGTAATTCACTTTGGAATTAAACTTAGAAAGTATACTTAACATCTCTTCTTTGCTCTTTCCTTGCAATGATTTGGAAATATAAAAATACCCACTCCAAGCAAGGGCTTCCATTGTGAGACTATTTTCGCGAAGAATTTTTCTCTCTATAAGATCCTTACTTGCCATAAATTTAGGAAAGTTTTGAATTATAGCATCTACAAAAGCTATAAGATGTTTGCTACACTCTTCAACGTCTATCTTTGTTTTTGGATTATAATTATCTTTAATATTTTTTGAAAGTACACCAAATGTGATAATATTTTCTGAGGTAGCTTTAATGGATGTGCTTACTACCTCTACCTTTAAGTCAGATTTTTTCATAACATCTCTACATAATTTGTTTGTATAATCTTCTACATTTAAATATTCCCCACGGCTACGAGAAATTTTTAAACCTTTAGTTGCGTATTCAGAGAATAGACTTTTTGCTGAATCGTCATCTAATAATTCGATTACAATTCCAATTTGATAATCAGCAGGATTAGGAATTGTCTCTGGTGATTTACGATAAGCCTTTAAAACCTTCAAAAATGCAGAAAGTCTGTGTTGCCCGTCTAAAATATCCAACTTTTGGTCAATAGAACCAGAAAGGGTACGCTCATCTTCATCATAATTAATATCACCCTTTTCAGGATTCCAATTAAATGTTATGAAACCACCATGCATCTTATTTTTAATAATACTTGAGTAGATCAAATCGATTTGCTTCTTTGAGCGTACAGCTAATAAATCTCCGTTTTTCCCTTTGCGATAGCCTCTTTGAAGCTCTCCATTATAAGAAAGTACACCTCGTTCAAAAAGAGCACTTAATACTTCGATATTTGCAACTCCTTGGTATTTTACTAATTCATTATTTCTAAAAACCTCGATTACGTTATCAAATTTCCATTCCTCCGAATTATTCAATTTTTCCAATCTACTTTTCATTTCCTTCTTCAATTTGTTTTGCTCACGTTTAATTTTTAACTCATCTTTTTTCCTTTGAGCTTCATTCCTCTCTTCTTCAGTTTCATCTTCACCACTAAAATCAGTTTCTTCTTTTACCTGTCCACTTAAACTACTCAAACTACCAAAAGGAGGCATCACCTTCTCACTCTCAACCTCTCCGTCTTTACTCCCTTTATCCCAAACCTTATCATTCTCATCCAAAATCTCATTGAACCCAACAGCAACTTGACTTTGAGTTTCATTTACCATCCCCATCACCTCTTCCTTCACAGCATTAACTAAACCAATATCCATCTGTGCAAACCTATCCTTCTTCTTAGCCATTTCATTATCTCCTTCCATATTCATGTTTCCACCTTTATCAAATTTAAAAATCATCTCAAATCAACCCTTTCATATAATATATAATCATTTTATGACTTTCGCAAGTTTTTATCACATATTTATGAAATTTTATTAAAAAAGATGAGCATGTCCAATCACTCATCTTTAAACTCATCAATATTCTGTGGTAAATATTTATTAGCATCAAAATCGGATACGTCATCCATTTTATAACTCTTAATGATATCTAAATTTTTATTTACAAAATCCATTGGATTGTAGCAAATTCCCCCTTTTCGATACTCAAAATGACAGTGGATTCCAAAACTCCTTCCTGAATTTCCTGAGTTTGCAATAACATCTCCTTGCTTAACTTTATCTCCAACCTCAACTAAATTTTCACTATTATGACCATATAATGTTTCTACATTATTATTGTGTAATATCATAATACAATTGCCATATACTCCTTTCCATCCAGAAAACGAAACTATCCCATCGTTTGATGCATGAATAGAAGTTGTCCCACAGCCTATATCAATTCCATGATGCTTATCACCTTTAAACTCTTGAGTAATTACTCCCTCTACAGGCATAATCCAAGTATCGCTTGAATCATTATATAAATGCTTCCTACTACATATATAAATCAACAAAACCATTACAATAATAAAAAATTTATTGTTCCTTAATGTATCCATAATAATACCCATAAATCACACTCCCTTTATAGGAGCAGGTAATTTAGTAATAAACTTTGCATATCCTTCTTTGCATTTGATTAAATTCAAACTATGATACCTTGGTAGTTTTAACAAATCTTCCATTTCATAAGGTTGAAGTTCATCCTTTAATTCATTGTAATTTTGCTTATCACAACCTGATAATAACATATAGCTTGCGTTTGCACTTCTTAATTCATCTCTAATTCCTTTTATTTGATTGAGATAATGACATGATATAATAGGTTTAAGCCGGAATTTAGCGAGTCTCGATAATTTATCTGTTAAAAATAATTCTGTATTATTTACTTGATATAATTCATCAATAAATAGATTGACCTTGACTCTATCTCCTTTATCTCTAAATTTTTCTGCTCTTAACTGTAACGACAACCATAATTTAGTCATCCAATAAGTGCAATATACATCTCTTTCTTCATCAGTTGAAAACATTGATTCTGGCATTCTAAGACAAATTAGTTGTGGTTTTTGAAGTTCATCAATTAAATTAATATTATCTTCAGTTCCTTTTTTCAACATTAATTCCATATAAGTATTTGATTTAAGTTTTTGCAAACGATCTAAAATTCCAGTAATAAAACTAAATTTAGTGCCTACAAGATTTCCTTGTTTGTCATATTCATTAAGTTCGTCCAAAGCGATAATATATTCACCTAGATTTTCTTTTTGATTTGATGGAATTTTACTCATATATCGTTCTCTTACTTTGTGATTAGTCAATACATCAAAAACAGATTTAATATTTCCATCTTGAATAAAAGTAATCAAAGAAGCCGAACACAACATTCTTTCCATTCTTGGAGCAAGAGTTTTTTCATCAGAATTTACAGAATTAATAAGGGTTAATAATTGAGTAGTTTGCTTTTTAGCATTGTCATATTGAATAAAAACATCAGAATCTATTCCTACTTCATTATAACCAAGTCCTTGAAGTTTGCTTATATCTCCACATTCAATAATTTTAACTCTTTCTTCAGGAAATACACTAGCAATTTCCATTGATAATTCACAATTTTCAATAAAATCAAAAATTATACAGCATTCATTATGTTGCATAGCATTTCGTGCAAGATTAGAAATTAGGACACTCTTTCCACTTCTTGTAGGGCCAACTAAGACTAGACATAACTGAGAATATTCTCTATCTGTACTAAGGAATGCTTCCTGATGAATTCCTCTATACGTGTTTGTTCCTACACTCATTACACCAGTTCTTAAATCTTCTGGAACTTGAGTTTCCTGAGTATTGACTTTATCAATAAAATTAAATCTATCAAGTATTTTTCTACCTGCTAAAGCAATAAAATTTTGACATTCTCCAGATGAAATTTTGTTGATTTCTGCTCCTTTTATAGAATAATCATTAGGATTAAATTTTTGACTATAATACTTTGCTTTTAGAGAATTGCCACCATCCTCTTCATTTATCACTTCAAAACTTTGAGATAAACTTTTAACATGATTAATTTCTCTTAATTTATCTATGCTTTCTGACAATATAATAATTTGAGTGTTTAATATAATATCTGTTGCTTTGGAATAAGTTGATTTACTGACTGCTGATTTGTTCATTCTCTCGATTACTCTCTCCATTTGTACCAAACTATCAGTTGATAATCCTTTCTTTTTAGATGGTTTTCCAGAAGTAACTTCTCCTAGTAAATCACTAATCTCAACAACAATGGAAACAATGATTTTACCTAAATACCATATATTTGCCTTTTGTCTGTCAGTTGGTAAACCATCTCTTACTTTTTGAATCGTGTTTTTATACTCAGATTTCCATGGAAATTGATTAGTAGGAATAAAATTGTAGAATATCCCTACTTTATCACCATCCTCTAATACATCTATAACATTAAGATTTGAACTAAGAAGTTCGCTACTACGCTTATCAATAGATAAACTAAGTGCATTTTCTTTAGAATAAACCAACTGATATTTTGTTGATTTTTCACTAAATAAAGGAATTGCATCAACTTCTTTAATAGTAACATTTGCCCATGAATCTTTAATCTTTTCTTTCAATAGTGATAAGTAATTTTTTGGAATAATAAAATAGAATTCTACATTTTCTTTTTCAATAAAAATAAAATATGAAACTTTTTCTGGCAATTGATAACTGTATTTAGTTCCAACCATAAATTGTCTTTTAAATGGATATAGTTTAATTAATTTTCCTTCTTCTACTTTGATATGGCGAGATACACCTTGAAAGATTGTAGAAATTGATTTAGCAATTCGATCTGTACTTTTGTTTTCAATGGAATTATTTGGAGTTAATTTTAGATAGACATACTCAGGGTGAATAATTTCAAAATAATTACTTAATTTAATTCCTTTCATTTGATAACCTCCTCATCCTAGTAAATACTTAATCATGGCATAACTAACAGTAATAATACCTAATTTTTGAAGTCCTGATTTATATCCTCCAATATAAAGAATAATTAGAATTCCTCCTCCAACTAATGCAACGGCATGGGATACATATATGATATTTGAAATAATTCCTGTCATAATCCAATTAAAGCTTTCAGTAACACTTTCTTTTAATGCAGTTTTTATAGCAGTAGTAAACCAATCTGCGTAATTTACCATTCACTTTAAACCTCCTATCATGGCATCGATTTGATCTAGGCCGTAAGGAAGTAATAGTAAAAGAGCATACATACCTAAGTAACTTAGAATTGTTTTCTTCGTTGCTTGGAAATCTCCGGCAAGGGCATGTTGAACTATTTCCAATCCTCCTTTAATTAAAATTACTGCCCTGCCAAGACCTAATACTTTCCTGTAAAATTGATCTGATGTTTGCTCAATTGTTGCTACTCCAAGGGCAACAGAAGGATCAATTAGGACAATATAACCAATTATTAATCCTCCTTGTAAATATTTAATTCCATGCTTTTTTAAGTGAATTTTAATTGAATTTTTCTTTAACATAAATTACCACTCCTTACTTTAAGGAAATAGGATAAAAGAGTTCTAAATTGAATGTGTCGTGGCATATTGTTAGGTATAACTCGTTATGCCGAACAAATTTAGCATAAGTATACCCAATTTTTATAATCTCATCTCTTTTGTATATTTTTTATGATTGTTGGTAATAATACAGTCATAATTAATTTTAAGGAGATGAGATTATGCCATTAGTTGCAGGATTTTATGTCTTACTAGGAAGTGGAATGGTTTACTCAGGACTTTTAACATTAGCAAGTTTATTGAATTAGGATTATATTGCCTCACCAAATCCCCACTATTGGGGATTATTTTTTTGCTAATTTATAATAAAACATTCAAAACATAACCAAATTATCACTCAACAACTCCTTTTATTTCACTTTCCCTTGACCATAATCATTCCATTCGTTTTCACAATCTTTACACACATAACCCCAATATCTTGGATCAATATCATTTAACTCAACATCACTACTTGAATCAATTTCATCAATGCTCTTATCTGCTAGGTTAATGTAAGCATGAGTAACAACTTGAGCATATCCTATAATATTTTTAGAACCACATTCAGGACATCCACTAGGAATTACAAAAGGTTTTCTTTTTAAAATTTCATCTATTCTCTTCCTCCTTAATTTAAACTTTACACCATCTCGTTCTCATCAATTCCTTTACTTAAATAATATGTCTCTCCATTCCCATCTCTCCTCCCCTTTTTGCAAATGTTAGCGATATAAAATGCTTTGATAATGTTCCTAACAATAAAATAACTTAATCCAGTTTTTTCTGATAATGTTGATATTTTCATAGCATTCATATCATTAGTGATATTTGATTCCTGAAGAACTTGAAGAACTTTAATCTCTGATTTATTGAGTTTATCAGTTAGCAATGCCTTGTGACCTCCTTTGT